GAGTAATGACTATTGAAGAGTTTAACCAAACTGGATTTGGGCCTAGGATGTTTGCGACGTATCGCGGGGGCGTGTACCCAATAAGTGATGCGATTTGCCGAAAGTGCGGAAAGAACATGGGGTTTATTGGAACGTGGCGCAAGGCGTGCGCTGGGTTAACCGGCATAGATAGAGGAGAATGAACATGGATAAATGTAAAGAATGCGGGATGCCAGTAACGGTAGGTGAATACCACCCCTATGCGGCTTGTTTGATGTTTAAAGCTTGCTTGAGCAGTGATATAGTTCAGGCGAACATGGATGCGGTTCAAGCGCATGGGTATCAACTGGCTATTGATTTGATTGCCAAGCCAACTCGGTTGTTCGCTTGTACGCGGCGGGGATTCTTGAGGCGGCGAGAGTGCTTAGGAAGAAAGGTCGCATTATTGTGAAAACGCAAGACGAAATTGAAAGCGGAAAGCAACGCCTGACGCATGTAGAACTGATAAATATTCTTGAGTCATTTGGCTTTTGCATACTCGACATTTTTGTTTTGCTTCAACCGTCAATCCCTGCAATGCGTGAGCAGTACCAAAAAAGCGCGAGAAAGAATCACAGCTTCGCAATAGTCGGGGAGTTCAGATCGTGACCCCTAACGTGAAGTAGACCCCTAAACAGGTGTCTATATTCAAAGCCTTCCGCCATTCCTTTCCCGTGCCTTTTCAACCCGCTCATAATCCGTCCGGCAATCCGCGTCGCAGAATAGCACCCCGTCACGCAAGATGCTATCGCAGAAATAGCAGGAGCCTACGGGCAGCAGGTTGGTGCGTTTGCGCTGATTGAAAATCGCTAACTCACGATCCATCTGCTCCCGCTCTTGGCCTCGTTCTATATCATCCATTACTTCAATATCTCCAAAGTATCTGCATTAAGAATATGGCCCCGAAATTCAACGTGATCTTCATCCCATTTTTGAACCAGTTCCGGCATGAGCATTTCACCATTCCTGAATGTCAAGACAACAAAACCTGACCGCCAGTTAGCGATACGCCCTTCCATGTAATCCGTGAATTGAGGCCCGTTAATATCTGCCAGTGTTCCGGTATCTACCCCGTATTTCACCTTCCCGCGCCCGTCGGTGAATGGGGCAATCTTCATTGAGTGCAGATGGCCGGTAATCGTGGTGTGGTGATTCCACAACACATTGTTGTGTGTGGCATGAATGCCGCCCTTGTAGCGGTGGCGAATCTCGACTGAGTCATTGATCATGCACGACCATGCCGGCTCCCATTTGGGGAATCTATCCTTTAGGTGGAAGCCTGACAGCCCTTGATATTCTGGAGAATTGGCTGCTAGTCGAGCCTCAAAGCGCAGGTCGTGATTGCCTAAGCACCAGATTTTTCTTGCCCCGTTGATCGTGGCTTCAATCTCACCTAATCGCTCATCAACCGCATTCAATTCCTGCAATACATTGGGCTTGCCCTCATCGTAGAATGGGCGCGGGAATCGGGACAGGGTAGCACCATCGAAAGCATCCCCGTTATTCACGATAATGCTGGGCTTTAACTGATTGCACATAGCGACCAAAGCCCTGTGTGCAACGGTTTTAATGTCAGGCCAGTAGTGCGCATCTGAAAATACAATCACCACCCCGTTTTTAATCTCTAATTCAATCTGGCCTTTATGCTTATAAACCATTTGGGGCATAGCACCGCGACCGTCAGAGTGGGTTGCCAATGTGATATTTAATTTATTTTCCAGTCGCCGCCGTCGTGATAGAACCGACCGTTCTGATAACCCCAGTTTTTTTGCAATCGCGACGGGAGATCCGATTTCTCTAAATGCAGATATAAACTCTTGATCGCTGACCATTAGAACTCCTTAAAATTCCATCCCCATGCGTCACAAACCTCAGCAGCGAGGGCGTTGAACTCTGAATCGTGGTTTGAATGATCAGACGCCCCTTTGCGCTCAAGGGCGAGATGCACCATTTCATGCGCCATCGTTTCAAACAGTGATTGATAGGTCGTGCACAAATGCGTTGATACGCAAATCGTATGCGGGTCTACGTCATACGACCCCATGAGCATCTTTGATCGAGTCAGTTTGAATTCGACTTCTGCATCGGACGGGAGCTTGTATCGGGTAAATGGTGGCAACGAGGCTAAAACGTGGTACATATCGGCAATATGCCGCGCCTTCATTTTTTCTGCGCCCAGCGTTTTGCAGAATCTAAATCAATCACGGCTTGACTGCCCTGGTCAACGAGTCCCTGAACTCCAGTATCAAAGTCTCGTATTGATTGCTCAAGCTCGGCCCTGTCGAAAGTGGCTCGGTCAGGACTTGCGGGAGCGGAAGCGGATCCGGGCACGAAACTGCCAGAGGCACGCGCGTTGCGCAAGCGTTTAATGTCAGCAAGCAAAGCAGCAGTAGTGCGTTTGTTTTCATTGTCAGCCTCCTGTTTGAGTTGTAGATTATGAGCATTAATCTCTTTGCTTCTCTGTGCCTGAGCCTTGCCTAGCGCCTCGGTAGCGGCTTCAAACTTGGCGGCCTTGAGTGCTTCATGGTGTGCGCCTTTCATCCAGCCAAAGCCCATCGAAGCAAGCACCAAGGCAGCGATGCCTATCAGCATGTAGGGGGTGGGGATGGCTCTTACCATATCGAAGTTCATGGTGCATCCTTCGCGGCAAGTTCGAGATTGTCGGCAATGCGCCCGGCCCAGCCGCTGCCGAAGGCGCGCCAGTTGGTCAGGCGACGCATGAATTGCAGACGGCGGGCGTTGTAGCGCACGGCGGTTTTGAGCGGGTCGGCGGCCTTCGCGGCGGCGAGGGTGACGGGGCCGAGGTTGCCGTCATCGGCGACGCCAAGAGCGCGCTGCAGCCAACGAACCGATTGCCCGACGCCGGAATTCACCGCGCCATCGAAAACTTGAAACGCGAGCAGGTAGGGCAAATCGTCGAATTGCGGAAGCCAGTAGTTGCGCTGGTAAATTGTTTTTGCGATGTCAGCGGGCATCTCTTGCATGCGCCCGACGTAACCGTTCGCGCGGGCGACGGTGAGCGTGACACCCCAGTTCGTCTCGCCACCCGGATCATCTGGATGGTTTGAATAGCCGCCCTCATGGCCTAACAGGGCAGCGAATGCGCGGTCAAAATTCATCATCGACGCGGCCTCCGATCAAACAAGATCATGCCTGCGCTGGCGCCGAGGAAAAGCCAAACTGCCGGGCGGCTGTAAGCGGGGTCGTTCGTAATCAAGTAGGCCAGCGCGGTCGCAGCGGCCACGCCGAAGGCAACGTAACTGTAACCGAACAGGGCGAAGTGCAGATTGCCGCGCGGGTGGGTTTTATAATATGCTTTGTAGATAACACACACGGCGCGCACCATCACCACCGTGGCCATGAGTGCTGCGAGTAGCATCAGGATGGCGTGGCTCATTTTTCAGCCTTCCCCGCGAACCACTGGCGCACCCAGGGCAGATGCACCCCGCCGCCAATGGCTGCGGCAACTGCGAAGCGCAGTGAGTCTTTGTCTATGGCCTTCGCCCATTCGAAATAAGCCACCATCGCGGCAACTGCCACGGGCGCGAAGATGCCTGATAAAAACGCGCTGCCCGCGACGAGCAGGAAGATGAATAACGGCGTTCGCTGCCCATCCTTCGGCGGCACATGTAGCAGCGCCACCAGCCCGCACATGAATCCGACAATCAGGGCGTCGATATGAAGCCCCAGAAAAACGCCCGCGCCGGTGGCAACGGCAGCAGCGGCAACGCCTGTGGTTGTAGCAGGTTCGGCCATATTAAAAATCCTTCGTCGGTATGTTGTACTTCGCGGAAATGTAGCTGTTCATCCAATAGCCCCCATTCTGAAAAGACTGCCCCATGGAATCAGTACATACAACGTCGCCTCCCACATGATCCAGACAATAAGTCCCATCACAAGGCAGGCAAGGAATTCGCGCATCATTCCAACCCCCACCAGCGGCGAATATCTTTGCACGCGCGCTCGAAAGCCCAGGCCACCCAGTAGGCGCACACAAAGCCGGTGACGGTGCCCGCGAGGAAAGCGGGAATGACCCAGAGCCAGTGAATCACAGCTTCGCCCCCGGCTTGATGGAAAACTTTAGGGCCGCACGATAGGCGTCGGTCGTGGCTGGATTCTCGACAAACGGATCGAACAGCCAGCCAAAATTGATGTAGATCAGCCGATTTATTAGGGGTAATTTGACTATTTCCATGTGCTGCCAATAATCCTTATAGCCGGCAAAAAATGCCTGCCCTGCGTGATCTGGGTTATGCCTGTCGAGCCTTGGGTTACCTGTGCACTGTATGTCACTGATCCTGTCGAACTTGGCGGATAACGGGCCATTGACGAGGCCATGACCGCTGTTGCGAATAAGCCACAGCACTTGGCCGAGGTAAGACTTGTAGGCCGGATAGTGAATCGTCTGCCAGCCCTTGTCGCCCCACAGCGAGTTATCCGGCGTCTGAAACCAGATTAGCCATTTCGGCAAGCGTGGCTCATCGGCTCGTGCATTGTTGTTATCCGAGTTGCCCCATTGCTCAGTGGCAAATAGGGGCAGCAAAGGCGCAATCAGCGTGGCAAAAACATCGACGGTGAAGTTGATGAGCAGATAGGCCAAATAGCGGAACTCGCCAGCTTTGCACCCGCGCCAGCACACCCAATGCGTCGCCGGAATGAGCGCGATGAGGTAGAGCGCCCACAGCAGCGTTCGGGCCAATAGCATGAATGGGTAGTCGAGGATTTTCACGATACCGACCCATCAATTACAGCGAAGGTAAGAACTAGCGCATCCGACAGACTGCCCGCACTAATATTTCTTACTGCAATGTTCACTGCCCCAGCGGCATAGGCATAAGCCCACACGTTGTAATTACTCCCGTTGCCATCAGCAAATGTGACAAGCACCAGACTATTTACCGTGATAAAACTATTATTTAGCTTGAATCCCACTGTTGTATCTGCCGCTAGCGCCGCATTATTAAGTGTGATTTTTCCAGATCGTTTGTTCAGGGTAACGGCGGTAGCTTTGCTTGTTGCCTGGGTAACACTCCCCCCTTCTCCAACTCCATAACCTGTTATGGGCGGAAGTTTCCTGACCAATGCCTGCGTTGCTGAAAGGAGCACTACTGGGCTTCGATGGTTAGCGGGAATATCGCCAGTCGAAATGTTGGCGTAGGTGCCATCGGATCTTTGCTTGACAAGATTCGGTGGTGTGGCTATCCCGTTGATCTCCAACGTAGGGGACGCGCCGCTGGCTGCATTAAAAGTGACATCAAACTCTATACCAGCTACATAAGCTGATATTGCGGGGGTCGGTGTGAGCGTAAAGGCGGTTGATGTTCCGCCGGTGGTGAAGGCGGTGGCTAACTGCGTTTGAATATCCGCCGGACGCGAGTTGCCTAAATACGCAGCATCCAATGTGCCTATCGTTACCCATGCACTATTAGCAGCGTTGCGCATTTTGAGCAAGCCGGTTGTCGTGTCAGCCCAAAACATATAAGCATAGGTCGTGGCAGGTGCCGTCGCGCCAGAATTAAGGCTAGCGATCGCTAAAGCCATAGCATTCAAATCCGAACGAAAAGCCGCTCCGGATGCGTTGTCGAGTACGTAATCATGTTGGCTCATTTTGTTATCCTTTTGTGAGTGGGTTGTTTTTCAAACTGGGATTTTTATGTCTACGGCGAGTGTGTTGATGGCGATGTTATGGGTCACGTTTTGGCTCGATAGCGCCAGTCGAAATTTTGCAGCCCTGCCATTAAAATCGGCGACGTGAAACGGTGTCCATGCGCTCCATACGGGGCTTCCTGTAGGGTCATCATTTGTGATTGATGCATACAGCGTGGCGTCACAATCGTCGATTACCGCCCCGCTGAATGATGTCCATGTATCGATCAAATCCGTTCGTGCATCAAACAGATCGCCCGTGTCAAAACTGAAGGCTGCGATGTCGGCTTCAAACCGGCGGACGGCGACGGTGGAACAATCGATATATCCCGCAACAGGAAAATCGTATGTTCCAGCCGATGATATGCCGCCTAGATAATCAATGAATGACCAGCTATCGATTAGATCGGTAACCGAATCGATAAGACTTGCTGCATCGAGTTGTAAAGCCGACGAGACGGCCGCCGTATTACTTTTTGTGCCTGTAAAAGCCGTTTGTTCTGTCACGGTTGCCACCGTCGTGAAGCCGGTGACCATTCCCTCCGTAGCAAGAAAGCTAGCCATTGTGGCCGACCAATTGCCTGAGCTATCAAGCGCCTTGGCCATATAAGTACCAGTGACCAGCGGCAATACGCCGGTGGTTGAATTGCCGTCGAAATACTCGAGGATCACGCCGTCCTCCCACGCGGCACCGGTAACCTTCGGTGTGTGACGAAATACGATGTAACCGCCGACCGTGACATCCAGATCGGAAGATATATCCCACGAAGCATGAGCGAAGCCATTGCTGGCACGCACTGATAAACCAGCTATTGCCGCCGGTGGCAGCGTCTTGCCATAAATGATTTTCGACGTTGACGCGGGCGGTGACCGCATGCCCAACATGTTGATGCCTGTGACTGAAAATTCCCACGTGCCTTCGCTGATCGGCGCGATTTCCTGTGTGTGGCCGGTAATTGCTGGCAGGTCAATCCAGTTACCGTTGCCGGACAATCGATAGCTGAGGATGTAGCGCAGCGCATCGTCCTGGCTTTGCCAACTCACCAAGGCTTTAACCCCCACAGCGCCGAGTCCTGAGAGATAGAGCGATTCGGTCACGGTTATATCGACTGGCTGGGCAGGTGGCGCGACATCAATATCACTTACTCTTCTCAGTTCCAGTGATAATCCTGTTTCTATTGCTGCATATTTGCTTGAGTTGTAGGCCAGCGCGGTAATCTCGAGTTGCGTCTTGTCGATTTCCGAAACCGACACAACGCGCCATGTTTCGGCCTGTAGGTCGGAAGCTTCGAGTTGCCAGACTGAATAATTCTGCGGCGCGGCAGTGAATGCAACAGAAACGGTCAGTACCGACGCGCTGCCCGGCGCGTTGGTCACCGCCCGGCTCTCCACGCTGCCATTAGGCAGAATGCACCACAGCGTGTACGTCTTTCCTGTTTCGATGGTCACGGCGGAATCAATGGTTATCGCGCTCGTGGTTGCGCTGATCACCCGCCCGCCGAAGCGCTTGCCAGCGCGGCGCGGGTCAGCGGTCTGGATGATCGCGCCGGGATACACGCTAACGCCATCAAGGCCACAACGGAAAGTCACGGTCTCGGTTTCGCTGCGCTCGGTAAGCAACAGCAGCTGGCCCAGACGATTAGCCTGGCCGCGAGATGAGCAGCCAATGGCAATGATCTCCGTTTGATTGATGCCGTATCGCGCAATCCCGGTGGTATCTGATACGTATTCTATTTTCTGCCGGTACTGATCTGCCGGATCATTCCAGCTCACCAGCGCTACCGTGTGCCGCGTATTCCGCGAACTGCCTTGGTGGCTGAATGATCCATCAATCACATTCGCGGCCGTGAAAAGCATAATCGGATCCGCCGGGGCATCCTGCACGGCGGTGACCGCGCCCGCCGACCAGTAGGTGATGGCGCGGAAAATCGACGCCATCGCGGAAACTACCTTGTAGGCTTCTTCGCGGGACTGAAGATAGAGGTTGCAAGTGAATCGCGGCTCCATTCGTCCGTAGCCATCATCCACGGCTTCGTCGCAATATTGGCCGATGCTGTAAAGCGCCCATTTATCGACTTGCGTAGCGGCGATGTAATCACCGAGACCATAACGAGTATTGGTCAGCAGGTCATAAAAACACCAGGCGGGGTTATCAGTCCATGCAATTTTGAAAGTGCCATCCCATGTGGACGTGTACGTTCTGGCTACAGGATCATAGTTCGATGGCACCCTGACCAACAGGCCGTAGATGTCATATCCGCGTAATGGAATATTGTTAAAGTTCGAGGCATCGACGGAGAGGGCCATCAAGGCACTATTCGGATAACTGAATTTCGCGTCGATGATCTGCGTCAGACTGCCCCAGTACGTCTTGTTGATCAGCGTGGCGCTGGTGCTATCTGCGGTCAGGCGGCGGACGCGAATGTCCCACGGGCCTGTACCGGTCAGCGGTATCCGATAGGCGCGCTGATAGCGGCTGGTGGTCTTGCCGGTGATGGTGTCGGTTGTGCGTGGCACGCCGATGGTGCCACCGGAGATAACCAGAGCGCCCGCGCCGCCTGTGGTTATCAGCCGGAATTCGTAGGTGCCCAGAGGAAATGTGAGCCATGAACCGGCGCTGCCGAATCCCTTGGTGGAAGCCAAAGACAGGCCAGTTCCTGCCGTGTTTGTGCTTAAAAAATCACTGGTGCCATAAGATTTTCGTTGGGCGGCCAGTACGCTCCATGCGCCACCGCTTACCGGGCGGTATTCGATGTTGAAATCGATATAGGCACCCGGCGCATAGGTCGCCGGTATCCAACTGATAACCAGGCTGGCCGTGGTTGATGCGGCAAGCATCTTCCCACCGGTGGAGGTGACGGCGAATTTTGTAAAATCAGACGTGAAGCCGAGGCCCTGCGCTACATAGCCGCCGCCGTTGTTCTGCACGTCAATGGCAATATCAAGCTGCGTGCCGGTGGTGTCACCCGTCGAAGTATTCACCTGATAAAGCTGCGGGATGTCGATGGTGACGCGCACCGCATTCACATTGGCATTTGTCACGCTGCGTACCAATGGCGCGGCAGCGGTAAATTCTGCACTGACTGCGATTTCTGATTCCGCATCCGAAAAACCGGGGATATAACCCTGCCCCTGCGTGCCGTTGCGTGAGACCAAATCGACGCCCTTGAAATTGGTCGTGCCATCCGAATTCAGGACAGGGGTATTATCCAAATACACTGAGGCCAGTCCATTAACGAGACCGCCAATTTCGCCTTCGGAAACCAGATCAATAACCCGGGCATACTGGCGCGAGCGCAAACTGTCGGGTGCCTCGGTCGGTGTGTGCCCGCCGCCATCGCCCCCTTTGCCGCCGCCGCCCCCACTGCCGCTGATTCTGGCTAGCGTGGTGAGTGTATGGCCATTCATACGACAGCCCTGCGAGCATTGATTTGCTCAACACCCAGCCCTGCGTAAATGACCTGACTGCCAACGATCATCCGGCCATAACAGACGGGCACTGCATTGCCCTGGGCAACAGTATTCACCGCACCGTCAAAGGCAAACGAGGGTTTATTGTCGGGCCGGTCAATACTGCCCGAAGGCTTCGGCGGCTGAAACAGCATTTGAGACACGCCACCCAGCACCAGCGAGACACCGATGCTCGTAGCAAAATAACCGGCGGTGGTGGCGAATCCGCCCGCCCAGGCGGCGGAAAGCGAGAGTGACGCGCCGCCGGTGGCGATACCGACGCCGATCAACGCCGCACCCAGCAGAATGCCGCCAAGCCCTCCTTTACCTGCACCAGCGACGACCGGGACAATGCGGATAGTTTCACGTTCCGAACAAGGCTGGACAACCTGATCCAACGTGCGAGACAACCCGCCTACGAGGACTCGATAGCCGGGCTGGCTGTATTTCAGCAGATGCGCTTCAAAGCCGCGAAAATTGGCACGCAGCGCGCGAATGGCTTCAGCCGGTGTGCCGACCTCGAAGCGATGCACGCGGCCGAAGGCCTTGCCGAGATGCCCGTAGAGTAAAATCGTTTTAATTTCTAACCCCTTTGTTGTAGTCGGAGATGCAACTAGATTTCGTCATAGAAGGCTCCAATGCCGCAGCACGTGTGTTGTCACTTTTCTGTAGTACCCACCATAGACATCACGGCTGGAAAGCCGTCCATAGAGATGGTGCAGAATCAGGTTGTCGCCCAGATAAACGCCGGTGTGATTCGAGACGGCGGCACCGACCTGCATTAGCAGCGCATCGTTGGGCTGAATATCATCCTCATCGATCCGATGAAAACCCATGCTGGCGTAATGATCCAGCAGAATGTTTTGCCCCTTGATCCACCAATGGTCATCGCGCGGCAAATTGGGTAGCTCAATGCCTATCGTGCGGTAATAATCTCGGCACAAGCCGAAACAATCCAGAACGCCATGATGGAAAGGCCGCCCGATCAGCGGGGCCACATAGCCGACGGGGGAGAATTCGTGTATCGCACCGGTGGGCCAATTGATGATGATCCAAGGTAATCCTGACGTCTCACACTGCACGCGGTCGGCCTCGCTGGGCAGAGGCGGGATATTGGGATGAGAATGCACTACGGCGATAATTTCGCCCGCATCCTCTGCGGCGGCATAGTCTGCCGGGTCAATTGCGAACTCGACATCATTTGTGGCGATGTTGCGGCAGGCGATATAACGCGGCCGCCCGTGCGCGACAATGATCAAGCCGCATGACTCGCGCGGGAAATCAAGCTCGGCATGGGCGCGAATAGCCTGCAAGGTGAACTCATTGAGCGGGGTCATCTCAGCAATCCTGCTGCGGGAAATCCGCCAAAGGGCAAGGTAGCGAAGCTGCCAAAGCGTAGCTTGCAGCCTGAAATTTTATGGCTGCACGCATCCTGTGCAAGATCGGCTGTAGCAATATCGTCAGCCTTTGCCACCGCGCCCCCGGCGTAGCTGCATTCAGCACTACGATAGACCCACGGGCAGATATTTTGAATTACCTGCCGTCTTGGCAGCATGACGCCAGCCACATCGAACGCGGCGGCTAGCTCCCACTCGACAAACTGGCCGGGCAGGTGGGCGCTTTTGCGATCCACAAACCAGACTTCATCGGCAAACGCAGCGGTCGGATCGGCCGTGGGATTTACGCCACCCGAAAAATTGACCGCATCAAGATATTTGACCAGCGTTCTTGATCGCGTGATCTTTGCCCCAACAAGATCATCGTACAGCAGAGTGAGCGCACCGATAGTCCCGGTGATATCGCTCACGCGCACTTTCGGCCTTGGCAGCGATCCGCTGCTGTTGCGATCAAATCCACTGGCATCAATCGGGAAGCGCGTGTAAGTGTTGCCCGCCCACACCACATCATTGCCTAATTCGTTGACCCCTGAATGAAAACGCAGCAGAGATCCGCCTAACGCCGTGGCGTCGAGCGAAAACAGCTCGATCAATGCACCGGGTGACAATTTCTGGATGTCGGATTCAATCGTCATTGCTATTCCCCAAACACCTGATTGAATGTGGCCGAAATGTTGGCTATTCCTAGCCCTAATTCAGAGCGTTGCCATGAGGGGCATATCCACTTGCCCGTTGTGCCGTCGGGATCAACCCAGTCAAACGCCGTTCCTATGGCGGCTAAAAGGTAGGCTTCTATGGCGTCCGCTACGGTGGCAGTTAATCCCGGGAAATTTAAATTCCATACGCGCGGTGAAGTATTAATGCCATCGGGGACATGCTGACTGATACCCATCGCCAAAGCTCGCGGATAGCACGCGTGGAGAAACGGTTTTGCTTGCACCGGGAGCCGGATACCATGAAAAAGCGCTCATGCGAGTATGCCTCCCGGTCTGCGCTCATCGATCAACACGCCGCGCACCACACCGGGCAATCCGGCGGCCTAATTCAGCGGCCTGACCTGTATTCCCCTGCACACTACTGCCCCCCGCATCGACCGCCACATTGATGCTCACGTTTCCGCCACTGCGGCCCTTTGTTCTGTGCCGCAGGGATAATGGCCTCACCCTTGTGTATTTGGGCGATCATGTCGCGTGGGACGAAATCAGTACCGACAGCAAACGACGCCATCCGGTCGAGCTTGACTACCGGCGCGGCGGATTGTGTTGATGGTCCGAAGGCGCTGGCGATCAGGGGTAAAAACGAACCAATGCCGCTATCCCCGAAGAGGCCTGTCATGGTTTTCTTGATCTGAATTCGAATTAAGTCATCGATGATCGAATTGGCAAGATCATGAAAACTCAACTTGCCAGTGCGCGCAAATGCAACCAGCGCATCTTCCATGCTCTGAAAAGCGCGGGTGAATAAATCTTTGCTTTGCTGAGCGACATTGCTCGCCTCATCCATATAAATCTGCAATGCGCTAGAAGCGCCATAGACCCAGCTTGCGTTCAATTTCTGCTGCACCGCTTCCAGTTCCGTGACCGCGCCCTTCTGTTCACCCAGCGCGCCGGTCAGCTCCTTGATCAATTGCGTGTATTGATCCGCGTCGATGTTGCCCTCGTTAAACAATTTGCGGAATACATCCCCCGTATGCCTTCCCTGCTCATCCACCGCACGCAGGGAATCCGCCAACCGGCGGGCGCTCTCGGACATGATCTTCTGCCCGTCGGCAATACCGGAATTCGATAGGGAAAAGCCCTGCTGCAAATCGCCGATCTGCAAACGGGCCGCATTGGTGGCAATGTCGCGCTGCTTGGCTTGCAAGGCGTCCGCTTTGCGCAGGAAGTCATCCCACAGTGGGGCCAGATTAGTCAGCGTCCTTGGGGCTTAGTTTGAGCGTGCCGTCAACCACATTGCTCAAGAACTTGGCGTACTCCTTGGCTGCATCTGTCAGCTTGAATGTGCTGTTCAGCTCAGCATCCTGCACTGAAATCTTTTCACGTATCGAGGCGATCAGGCTATCGTAAGCGGCTTTGGCTTTGTCGGCGGCGGCCGCTGTCTTTGTGCCGATAAAATCATCGAGGGCGGATCGGGAGGGCTTGGCGGGTACTGCCGCATCTTTAATCGCGCCCAGTTTTTTATTACTGCCAATCTGCAAGAGTCCCGTGTCACGAGAGCCTTGCTGAACTCTAGCGCTAGTCTCGCCGCCGGTGGCAATAAAATAGCCAATGGAGCCTGGCTCAAAGCGTATTTCCTTGCCCAGGGCGTCGCTGATCTTTATCAAAGCCTTGATGATCGGGTCGGCTATCACGACCCCCCAGCTGCTGCTGCTGGTTGCCAATTCTGCCAGTCGGTCATTGAATTCATCGGCCCGCTGGGCGCTTTCTTTTGTGACACCCGATAACGCCTGTCCCTTTTCAATCATTTCCTGCATTTTTTTACTGCCCTCGCTCAAGAGCGGCACGGCATCCTGCCACGACTTGCCCAAGGCTGCTGCGCCAACAGCAGCGCGTTGTTGCGGGTCTTCGATTTGATTGAACACATCGGCAAACTGGCCAAAGGCTTTTAGCGGGTCTTTGGCGGTAATCCCCAGCGCGGTAAATTTCTCGGCATTCTTGCCCATATTTACAGCGAGCTTGTTAATCGCGGCAGCCGTGCCATCCAGATCACTACCGGATTGCTTGGCAGCCAGTGACAGCCCAGAGAGTGTTTCAACGGAAAGCAGCGTGGTCTTGCTCAAGTCATTCAGATGATCTTGCGCGTCAATCGCGCCTTTGATAAATCCGGCGAACGCTGCAACGGATAACCCAACACCGAGCGCGCCAAATGCCTTGGTGATACTCGAAGAAACACGGGTAGCGTTGCTATCGAAACGGTTAAGCGTCCCCGTGGCTTTTTTCATCTCCGTTTCAAATTGGGCGATGCGCGCGTTTAGGTCAACGGAAATTGTTGCGGCCATTATTTTGCCCTCTTGTTGAATTGGTCAGTGATCGCCTTGACTAAATCACTATTGATTAAGTTAAGCGCAGCAGATTTTTGACTTTCAAAAGCCCTGCCCAAAAATTGCAGGCCGGGGATAAACCTTGACCCGCTGGCTTTCAAATTGGCCTTTCTATTTCTTCTCCCCCCGCCCACTTTTTTACCGCCGGTCGCGTGGAATCCGAATTCCTGAAACTTGAAATAAAACGGATCGCCAAAGTTAGGGCCTTTGCCTCCACCTCTAGTCGCCCGGCGTTTCAGTGATTTAATTTTGCCGGGTACCCTCGGCTGCACAAATACGCCAAATTCACCCGCAGCCGGTTTTTTGAACTTGCTGCGGGTGACTCCAACGGTCTTTTTAATCAGCCCTGGAATCACGCGTGCGCTGGATTGCTTGGCGACAGGTGCATTAGCCTTGGCGGCTCGGACAATAGGCTTGGCGGCCTTACGCAGCAGGGTGTACATGACTTTTTTGCGCAGGTGAATCGGGAGATTGATCAGCCGAAGTCGAACATCCTCCAGCCCTTCCACTTTCAGGTCAATCACTCAACCCACCCTGGAATTCTCTTATCGCGACCAGCTCTTCGATCAGGATTTCCATGTCATCCACTCCGTAAAGTTCTGCCAGCAGAGGCAATGCGGCCCAATCAATCCCACCGCAGGTATTCCATATTTTCAAGGCGACAGGGCTTGGCGCAGCGCCCGGCGGGAAAGGTAACTGCGTGCTTTCCAGCCAGGCGGTTAGTTTTTTACTGCTGTATCCCTTTTTTCAGCATGCGCTTTATAGGCGTTAAGAATGGCTTCGCCAAGCGGCACCCATAATTGAGGCTGATCCGCAACCCAGTCGGCAAACAGATCAGAATCGAATGGGGTTTTCTCGCTAGTGCCACTGGAAACAAGGTCAAGTTCTGATAAGTCCCATCCCGTGGTAAACCTGCGCACAATCTCCAGCATGTCCACCCCGTCGCGGCCGATCTTGAGGGCTTCTTCGTCGGTTGGTCGGCGGATGGTAAAAACTCTACCGTCCGCTTCGACGGTAGAGGACTTAGCCTTGATACGTTGGTCAAGAAGGCTCATGGATTAGCTCGCGTAATACGTGGGCGAACCAAATGCGGTAATAACCGCAGGAGTAATAATTTTGTCTTGAGCCGAGCCTGTGGGCGCGCCCACGAATCCAACGTAGCCGTTGAACACCATTATTGGACCGCCTGTGCCAAATGTAAATTTGACGGCACGTTTGGCTTGAGCATTGGTGGCGGCCAGCATGGCAATTTGACCCGCGTCAGCAGGGTCCCATAGATTGTCAAATGAATACGACAGCGGATTTGCCGACCCCGGAACCTGAGATTTCTGATTCGTGTGAATCGTGGTGGTGTCAATAAAATCGAAGTCACCGCCCGAGGCATTGATGCTAGTCGCAGTGGTAATTGACGTGCCGAATGTGATTTTCTGACAAGTGCCCGATGTGAATGCGTCATAACCAGTAGTATCAAGGCTGGCTGCCCCTGATCCCTCGATAATGAAACTGACCGTGGTGGACACTGACAGCACGCGGAAAACTCGCCCGTTAAGTTGGTACATTCCCGAAACGTCGAACACGACAAAATCACCGGCGCTAAAATCGTGAGTGGCGGTAACTGTGGCGGTTGCTCCGACAGCTATTGCGGTGATTGTTTTAGCCGTACCTAGCGCTGATTGCATTGCGACGGCGACACTAGACCATTTGCGAACTGTTGCCATGATGTATTTCCTTTCTATGGGCGAAAAAAACCGCCCAGAGGCGGCTGTGGATACTGCGGGCGAAAAAAAACCGCCAAATGGCGGTCTTGGGTACTACTTTAAAAAAATGCTACTGATACAAGAATCTGAAATACACCGGCTCCATGTACATATCTGCCGAGTTGTCGAAATCTTCGCCCTGTTCTGGGATGTAGCTGTAATTCAGGGCGCTGGCAACGATAGCGGCACGCACAGCATCGGCTGTTGATAAGGCCGAAGAATACGTACTACCCCAGCACTCGAAAACGATGTCGTAGTCCGTGCAAATCAATTGTCCGTGAATCGTCACCGTAGGCTCTTTATTCACCACGCGATAATTGACTAATGGATACGCGGATTCAGCAGGGGCAATTTGCGGATAGACACGTCCACCCGCGACTGCTGCCAGTGCTGTTTTAATGTCAGTGTGAATGCTCATTCAGTGACAACTCCTTCCGCGCACAAAAATTCGAGCACTCGATTGCCTTCGTTGATATTTCTAGGCGGCCCGACTAAAACCAGAATTCGCGTGCCATATTTAACACGCCAGCTGGCATCGGCTGCTGAAAACGCGGTGTTGTAGCGAACTTGCACCTTGTGGGTTAATTCGCCGTGCAATGCGCCTGCTGATAATAATTCTCTTGCCGTGAGAGGCATGATCGACGCCCATACGGTAGAGACATCTGTCCATGTAGTGACGCGTTCACCGTAGGCGTCTTGTGCGCCTGTAGGTGATTGAATAATAATGCGCCGGTTATACACGGGCAATGGGTATTTGTAGCCCATCAATAAACTCGCAGGCGGTCGAGCAAGCCGTCGAGATACGGCGGGACATCTCGCCCGTCAATCTCGATCCCGATCATCGCCGCTATCCACATTTTCACTTCTTCCGGTGCCGACGCCCCATAACCAGCCGTGTAATTCACGATGACTGCATTCGCCATGTCGTAGGTTTCCGGCCATGAGACAGCGGGTAATAGCCAGCCCGGCTCACTGTGACTATCCAACGTGTAGTCTGTAATCGTCTGCAATACGGCAGATGTATCGTAATAAGTCAAAGATTGAACACTAACAATAGGCGGCCATAGCAACTCAATCGCGGATGGAAACTCATCAAGTTTTACCTGATAGGTGCTCGTCGCTAAGCTCCTGCCCGTAATCTGCTCGGCCTGTTTTCTCATGGCGGGAATAAGCAGCGCGATACGTGCGTCATGATCCGTGCCGTCAATCGGCACCAGCGTTTTAACTTCTGCCGCCGTGATAGGCTCGGTGGTGGTACTTATCCAACGTGTTGTCATTACCGCCTCCGTGAAGTTTGAATGTTGCTTCGGCTTGATTTCTGAATGTTGCTTCGGCTTGATTTTTGAATGTTGAAATATCCTTTTTGCCTTGAAGCTGAAATACTCAATACAGTTAAGCTTGCCGTTATAGTAGATTGAGCGGAAGCATTTGCTACTGTTTGTATTAAGGTACCCAACATCCCGCTAGCCGTCGCTTGCGCAATAGATGAGCTAGTGAGAATAATTCCATTTTGAAGTGCTACAACCATCAATGCCTGAGAAATTGCAGCGGCATTGACCTGAATCTGCGTAGTTAAAGAGCTATTGATGCTCGCTACAGCAACTGCATTGGCGCTAATTCCAGACCCTGAAGCTGTCAGGTCGGCCGTGGCGCTGGCTTACGACACAGCGGCGGCGGTGAGGATGATGCCGCTGGATATCGCCGCGCTGGCGAGGGCTTGCGCAAGGGCATCAGCAGACAGGCGCACTTGCGCGGTGAGCGTACCACTGGCACCAGAGACCGAGACCGCAACGCCACCCAGCGGGATGCCGCTGGTGAGCGCGCCGCTGGCCGATGCAATGCTCAGCGCGGCGGCGTTAATCGGGATGGCGGTGGTGGCGGCAGCGCTTGCGCTGGCTTGGGCGGCGGCGTTAGCAGCGAGGGCGGCGGCGCCACCCGCTACCCCTACCCATAGCCTTCTTGCCGGGGCTTTGAAGATTTGCCAGGGGTTGGCTGATAGGGAGTTTATTTCTGAGGCTGACAGCGCTCGATTGAACCCTAGGGCCAGATGTTGTCTTATCCCAGTAGAATATCCGTTGGTTCCTCGCTTGATCCCCCCAAGAGCGATATTATCAAGTGCGGTGACGTTCCCCGACGCGGCTGTGTTTGCGGTTGTCCCGTTATCCAGCTTACCATCAAGATATAGATCAAGCTTTGATGTGCCGTAGTAAACCGCAGCAAATACATGATCATCAATAATACTATCGGCATTGTTTTTATAGGTTGCCGATTCCCGCGTCGATACCCCTCCTCCATCGGCCACGCGAATCAATGCCCGTAAGGGCGAAGAACCGCCGGAGGATGGAGGCTGGATAACAAATGTCTGGTTTCCACCGCTATTCGTGCCAAATGACGATAAAAATACGTTGGCGGATGCGCTATTCACTGCATTTCCAACGATCAGCAATGTCGCCGAAGAAATCGGGGATGCAACTGTTTTACTGATTAATGTCGATCCGTTGGTCTTTAAGGCAACACCTGCCGAACTTACCTCGAAGGCTGGCGCACCTACGATAGTACCGTCTTTGGATGACGCACTAATCGCCCCTAAAAGCCCAAGCGTCAGCGGATTACTCCAATCAATCTGCGCCGGATACTGCGGTTGTCTAGTCCATTTATTAGGTAAAATCAGACCACTCATGGCATATCCGGCCAATACCGATTGCTTTTTGATTGATTCAAGGCGCTTGGAATAACCCTCAAATTATCTTCAACATGAAGGCCACAAACATACTTTGATCTAATTGGGACGATGTGATCTACATGCCATGTTCCGCCACAAACTTTCTCACGAAGTTTCGCAAGTGAATAAGCCTCTTGGATAAAAAAAGCATTCGCCCATTCTGGAGTCGCTTGTAATTTCCGCGCACGACGGCGCGAAGCGTACGCTGCAAGTTTGTCTAGATTTGATGTCCGCCAATTTGCGTTATTAGCTCGCTTTCTTTCAGGATTGGTTTTTGTCCACACGTTAAGTCGAGCTATATGCTTCTCTGGATTGGCCGCGTACCTTGCTGCGGATATGGTCTTCACTTTTTCTGGATTCGCAGCCCTCCATGCGGCGTTTGATGCCCTTAGTTTATCGCCGTTAATTTTTCTACGCTCAACTCTGTACTCCTTCAACTTATCGACATTCGCTGCACGATAAGCGGCCACAGTTGCTTTTGCCTTCTCAGAGTTCGCTGCGTAGTAGGCGATAGCTTTCGCTTTCGCCGTTTCTTTATTCTTTTTATACCAAGAGGCTTGGTACTCTTTCCTGGACAATTTCTTATCCATTTTGTTAGGCTACATTACTTGAAATTTCAGCGGTATATGCTGTTCCAGAAGTGAGGCTGACGCCTAGATCATTTTTCAGCACTATTTTGAATGCGTAGGGGCAATATCCAAGCACCTGCGCTACCGAGAATGTGCCAATCTGTGTGGTAGTCACCGAGTTCATCGGCACGGTTCCGAGTAACCGAAGGTTCGGTTCGTCGGTTGTGGTTGTCCCACTGCCGGGGCCACTGCGGAAGTTAGTGCCGTCCAACGACTCTTGGACAAATACGACAACCTGCTTGTTACCAGCAGGCGTGTTCGTGGTAGCGACATCGACTTCGACAATCACATCCAGCGGCTTGTTGGTGTTTGGCGTGTAAGTTGCCGAGGTGACATAGGTGCCCGAGGCCAGCGTATCTAATCCGGTAACGGTGAGCGCGGTACGGGCATTTACTGTTTGCGTTATGGTTGCGATGATAGTTCTCCTTGTCTACGGCTAGCCCACCAAGAAGTTATTGCTGCGGAAACTTTAGCCCTTACTTCTAAAGAATGCTTTTTACCTTTGTTGTACTGATTTCCTAAATGGGCAGCGCCAATCTTCTGCTTAGTCTCTACAGACAACGAGGTTCCTTTCTTTGCTTCAGATATTTTTACCAATGTAGCAAGCTTGTGTTTTAGGCCGATGTGAGATTGTCGTATTTTTTCTTTAGCCTCGGCGGTGTGCATTCGCCCCGCCGACGATGCGCCAATCAAAGACTTTGTTTCTTCGGAAAGTGTTCTCCCAAGCATCCTCTTTGACATAAATTGCTTATATTCATCTGAATGCTTGTATCCAAAGGTACAACCGGCTGTTGGGCTTTTGTTGAATCCACCCGCCCCAGCAGCTTCATAAATATCTATCGCCCGTTGTTCATAGAATACCAGGTCTCTTCTTCCACAAAGCAATAAAACTGAAAATGTAAATTCGTCCCCACCATATTTATTCCACGCGCTTTGTAAGTGTGAATTTTTATGCCGACCAACACGCAAGGCGCTAACGTGCTGCGTGCGCCGCCTACTTAAATTCGTGGAGCTTCCTATGTACCGCTTACCACTTATATGCTCTATCGAATAGATGCCGGTTTGGGTAACGACAGCCATTTAGATGCCCTCCAGTGCGGTTTGAACATCCTGTGAGCTAACAACATCCGGCACAATCGCCAGCCCTTTGAGTGCATCGGATACAGCTTGTGGAAATGCTCCCCCCGCAGCCAGCGCATCGAGTTGTGAGCGCGTTGTCGGCGCACCGATATTGAGTTCGCCCCGATCCAGCAGTTTCAACGCCCATTTCACCGGGCTGCTTGTCGCGGAGAGCGACACAAGGCCATCGAGAAAAGCCGCACCATCCACTGCCCCGAGCGTATCCATCACGGTGCCGTAGCCGATAGCGCGCTCGATCAGCTTGGTACGGCCCATTGAAAGTATTGACGCCAGAGCGCCACAGTCCCTAGCGGCCCGGGCATTGGCGCAGTCGGCACGGGAGAGGATTTCGTCACGGAGGGTCATGATCAGTTATCGAGTTGAAAAGTTAAAGCACCCGCCGCAAAGCTTGGTGCAGCATCACCGTTATTGATGGTCTTGTTGGTGGTCAGGGCTGAGTAAAACAGCAGGTTGCCAGCCGTACTCGCGTCAAGTGCGCCAACACCAGTCACAACACCCCAGTTTGCCGTGGGCGCTGGAAAGGTGATCACGGCATTGTTACTGGTGGTTCCCGTGCTCCCTGACGAGGCTACTGTAGTGCCTGCGCCTTGCGTACCCGCCCAGTTAGCGAGCGAACTAGTAACGGCAACCCGCGCATAGGCTCCACCAGTGACTTCAGTTCCCGCTGTGCTATCCGTGGGGTTGGCGGTGTAAAGCGCCAAATATAAAGTTGCTGGGCCTGTAGCAGCTGCTGCTGTCGCCCCAGTAATGCCCAATGCCTGCGCGCGGAAGAAAAAGTCTATGAGTTTGTTTTCTGCAAAGTCTGAAAATGCAGCCATTATTTATTTCCTTCCGTTGTATTAGATTTAATATGTTGAATAGCCTCTTTATTGGCATCCAGCATCCCGTGCTCGCACCCGATTCGACAATCTGATTCTGAGAGCAAGACGATTTCGCCCACCTTGCCAAAGCCACAATCACGTAGTACGGCCGCTTCTACCTGCGCCGCTTCTTTTAATTTAGCCATGATTATTTCCTTGAAGTGATATAGACACCGAACGCGAATGAGGGCGTGGTTCCGGTGATTGTCCAAACCACCTTAACAAACCCGTGCATTGCGCTGACGCTTTTTATTTGAGCCGATGCGGCAGCAAGCACCTGAGTAAAAGCACCCGTTGGCACGTCAACGGCTGTTGCATCCGTGCCGTTCCATGATGTTTGAAGCTTTACGTCAAGCGTTGGCGATGTGCCGGTTCCGGCATCTGCGTCCAGTTGGGCAATAAGTTCTTTGGCGTCGCCAATCTTTACCCATCCAGAGTTTCCAGTGACCGTTCTCGCGGACTTGGCGACAATATCGCCTGTGCCGAATAAGGCCGGTAATCCTGTGTCTACGGTGAAAGCCATAATTTTCCCTTTCGGTTAATCCAGTAAAAAGCCCCACCGAAGCGGGGCTTTTTGGTTGACTAACTATTAGGTTGATTAATTCCTGTTTTCTGATTGCGCTAAATAATGAATCGCGGCCTTTAATCGAACCCGATCATCATTTACCAAGCTCTTTTTTTGATGTAGTCATGGTGAAAGTATGACCAAAACTACAATCAATCACGTGGCACTATTAATATAAACCTTGACAGCAGCCGTATCCAGCAAGTTGCCGCCGGAACGCGTCCAGCCGCAGAAACCGACTTGACCATTTAGAGCAAAGGCGGAATCATCGAACCGACGCAGGCTGGTTGAGCCAGCGACATCACGGATGGCGTATTTCGATAAATCGCCGAACGCAATAGACTTAGCGTTAGCCGCCATAACCGCAACGTCGTCATTGATCGCGACTGGATAGCCCAATAAAGTATCGGGCAGACCAACAACGACGCTGGGTGTCCAAATCGGACGGCCTGTGGTGTCCTTGATCTTGGACACAATCGCCACGCTCAAATCGTTCAGCATGAATTTACCGTTGGCACGATAGGCACGATTAACCGAATGCTTAAGGTCAACCAAATCATCATAAATTACGGTCAATGTTTGGCCGGTGGCTCCGGTTTTACCTGTGCCAGACTTGGGAATAACACCATCGGGCAAGGTTGTACCCGCGCCCACGGTGAAGTCGGTATTCTGCTTGCGCGCAATGCGCGTCGCCAAACGATTAACCACAAAAGCGATCACGTCGATAGCCGAGTCTTGAATCAACTCAACAGGCAGGGCGATTTTCTTGGAGCTGTATTTGAACGTGTTGAGAGTGACGGTGCCAAAAGTAATGTCGCCAAGCGCCGCCGCCGCATTTTCGCCAACAATCTCGCCGGTTTCAGCGGTGCCGTCAGACGTCGGGAAATTCAGCGGGTTGCCGGAGTCGGTGGTCATAATCTCAGCGACTTCACGCATGCCGCCGTAGGCTTTGAGTTTATCAATAACCATCGCGGCAATTTCTGAAGGCACGGTGTAGCCACCTTCTGTGGTGGTGGTCGTCGACATGGCGTTGCGAATCGCAATGGCCTGATCGGCAGATACATTGTTTCCGTGCCGCATGTAGATGGCGACAGCAGCCAGGGCGTCAATCGTTATCCCTTCATCTTTCTTTGACGGGGTCCGATTGAATGAATTTTTCAGCATCCAATTCGCGCATTTTCTCAATTGCGGAAATTTGATTCTTGATCAATTCAATTTCGGATGTGTAGCCGTCAAAAACAGACTGATCTTCTTTAGACCAGGTTTGATCGCCTTTTTCAGCCAGCAAGTGGTTTGCAGAGTTTGCGAGGTTAGCAATTTTCTCGCGCATGGGTTGAATATTTTGCATAGTATTTTCCTAAAAAAAAAGACGCTATTAGCGTCTATGGTTTGGGGTATCCGACCCCGGCGGTTTATGCGCGAGAGCGCTATAAAGCTTGAATAAGTTTTAGCTTGTTTGCGTTGGCTACGGACATTAAAACCCCCGCTAAGTCAGCGGGTTCTGGGGTCGGTTCTGGCTCGATCAATCCTTTTGGCACGTTGGAAAAAGCCGAAAGATTCCACGTATTTTTGGCCTTGCCTTTTTCGTTTTGTGCGACGCTATCCGCAAAGCCGTTAGCTAAAGCTTCGTCGGCTGTCATCCATGTTTCGGCAGTCATCATCGCCATGAGATCGGCTTCATTCTTTCCTGTTTTTCTAACGTAATCCGCAACAATCGTTCCGTCGATTTTGTCCAGCAAGTCGGCCATTTCGATCATGTTGTCAGAGTTTCCCCAGACGAAAGACGACGCCCGATGGATCATCATCATCGAACCCTCCTGCATAACCACCGAGTCACAGGCACAAGCGATATACGAGGCGGCCGAGGCGGCGAGGCCATCAATATGCGCAGTAATTGTGGATGGATGCGCGGAAATCGCGGCAACCATCGCCCGGGCTGAAAATACATCGCCGCCCGGCGAGTTTATGTGTAGCGCAATGTTGCCTTCTTTAACGCCGTTGAGCGCGGTCACAAAAGCGGACGCACTGACACCGTAGTAATCGTCGATCACGTCATACAGGTCAATTCTGGTTCCGGCATCGGTGGCATTCACCACAAACGACCGAGGCACTAATTGATTATCTTTTATTAATTGAGTTATTTTGTTCATGGTGGAGTACCCGGTTGATTCGGTGCCGTTGATCTTGGGTCAAAAATCTCTGCATAGGCCCCACCCATAGGGGCCAGTCCTTTGGTCTTGCGCACTTCATCTACAGTTAGCCAGCCCATGCCGGTGCCGGGGCCACCAAGCGCAGCGCGGTTGTACGCGGCTTGCGCGGAGCTGTCGCCTTCGATTAATGCGTCACGATCAAACTGCACGAATTTCCCGGTATTCCGCGGGAATAGTTTGCGGTTTAATTCTTGCTCGATCCTGACTAGATGCGGCTGTAGCGTATAAGTCACGAACCCGCGCGACATGGATTCGATACCGCTTCCCCACGATGTTGAAGCGCTTGTCTCTCCGATCATGTGCGGTGGCACACCGAAGGCGCGCGCAATGTCGATCACTTGAAACTTTCGCGCTTCGAGCAATTGCGAATCTTGCGCGGACAGGCTTAATTCCTTTGCCGTCACGCCCTCGGTCAGTACAAGCGGAAATTTGTGCGCGTTATCTAAACCAGAGTATTTCCTGGCGAAAGCGTTCTGCATTAGCGTTATCTGCTCTGCGTTCATTTTCTGCGGCGCTTCCAGCGAGATAGAAGGATGTGCGCCATTAGCGAAAAACTTGCCGCTGTAAATATCCATTGCAAGCGCATTGCCCACTGCTGAATTCGCGGCGTGAGCAATAACGCTCATTGATTTCAAACCGTCAAAACCAAAGCCCGGAAAATGCAGAATTTCAGCAGGCTCAAGCCATGTGTTTATTCCGAGCGTTGGCAAAAACAGGTAATACCGCACTGAGCCATCAGGCTGTAAAATTGGCTGGACAGCACCCCAAGGCAACGGCAGCAATTCGCGCACGTTGCCATTTAATCCGCGACGAATCCATGTGAACGAATCCCCGCGCAGCAATTGACCAACGCTAACGCCCTCCCAATGGCTTGCGGCGGTGTATTGAGTGCAGGGCTGCTCATTCAGCTTGTACCACAAGTCATCGCGTGGCTGTCTTTCCTTGATATCACCGTCTGTCGCGTAAACATGTATTGGCAACGTAGCTATGGCACCCGCTATCTTCTGCACGCACGCGAAAACCGCTGCCACGCGCATCGCTGAAACCGAATTGACATTGACGCCCGATGCGGACGGATTGACCCCAAAAGCCTCCATGACGGACTCGCTGTAGGTTATGTTGTTAACCTGCGGCGAGTCCCGCTTAAACAATGAGGTGAGCTTTTCGAGTAATGTCATTTTTTATTCGATCTCAATAAATCCTTGTGTGATTTCGGTAGAAACTTCATCCGTTTTATATACGCCAACTGCCATCGCCAGTGCGACCGCGCCGTCGATCCGGCCCGTTGCTTTGGCCTTGTTCATCTTTCGATTACCTGCGGCGTCTTTTTCAATTCTTGCGTTTGCCATACACATGGTCAGCACCGGATGGCCGCCGTGGGCGAGTTGTTCGTTTAGCAGCAATTCCTCCAGCGAATCAATCGCTGGGGCCATATCCTTAAAGCCCTGCCCAAATGGCAACAAGGGCCAGTCGGCGCCGATTTCATCCAGTTCTTTCTTCAGCAAATCGAAGCGCCAGCGGTCAAATGCTATCGCTTGCACGTCGCAGTCTTCCAAGATGTCGCGCATCTCACGCGCCACCGCTTCATAATCAACTGCCGCGCCGGGGATGGCCCGGATCAAGCCTTGTGACTCCCATACGTCGTAGGGCGCTCTATCGCGCTTGGCGCGGTCTCTCAGGCCCTTGGATGGCGTCCAAAAGTACGCCTTGACGTGCCACTTTTCGCGATAGGCGATCATCACCATCGCGGTCAAGTCGGTCTTTGCTGATAAATCCAGACCAACATAAACCGGCTCTTCATAAAATACGGCGTCATCCGGATCGCTGCTGTTTAGTATCCACACGCCACGGCTGATAAACGGCGCCATCATTTCAATGCGCTGGTTAAGCACCAGATTCCGGAACGTAGGCTCACTTGACGGCATGCGCATAGCCTGCTTTGCCTGTTCCTCTAAGTCGCGCACGCTTCTGAACAATCCAAGCGCCGGGTTAGATGCCTCCCATCCCTTACGGTCGTCTAGTTCGCAATCTTTTGGCGCAGTGTAAACATGCGAAACGATGCACGGATCCTTTGAATTTTGCGCATCATCGAGCCACACCGCAAACATATCCGAATCTTGAGCAGATTGTGTTGATATGGCAATAAGTAGGGGGTTCTCATGCGCCCCTTGTCCGGTTGTTATCGCGTCAACAAAATCATCCTGCGGCCCTCTAATCTGTCCAACCTCATCCAACACCGCTAAAACAGGCGACCCACCTAAAGTTGTTTTAGCTTCCGCTGACATTGCCCTATATTCTGTATTTCTTGGGATTCCGATCAGCTTCTTACTGCTTGGAACCATGCGGACAATGCTGGACAAATTGGGCGAAAGCATGACCATCTTTGACGCATAGTTGTAAACCTGCGCCGCCTGTTCACGCGAACGTGCCCCACTTTGAATCATCGAATTTTGCTGCGCTTCCGGTCCAACTAAGTGAACCAAAACAATGCAAGCAATTGTGCTAGTTTTACTATTTTTCCTTGCGATTGATAAATACGCTCTGCGAGTCCCGTGCTTGTTGTCGTACACGGCATAAAAAAACCGCTCTTGGAAAGCGGCTAGTTTTATGTTTTTCCCGACCAACGATCCTTCGGGAACTCTGCAATATACCTCAACGAACTTCATTGCCCGCTCTGCGCGGGTCAGCTTGTCAGCCGGTAGCTCTCGCCACTTTCTCAAGCGTGGCACCGGGCCGCACTGTATCGGTGATGGATAGTCCACTACCGCGCAATCAAATCATCAAAACTGTTGATCGCGCCCCGAAGTTTCGACTGCTCTTTACCATGCCCGTTCAACGTGCGAGGGTCTTGCACTTGCTGGTTAAGAGATAATGAACGAATAAGCGCAAGCTGCTGGCGCTGGAGTGAGTCAATCACAGTCACCATCGGATTCATCACAACCGTACCCCGATCATTTGCAGCCGTCACGCCCTGCGCGTCTAAAGTCTGTTGATGCTTGCGGATATCCGCTTCCAGCCGGACAGCCTTCGCCACGATCAGCAAATCAAAGTCGCGCCAGCCCTCGCGTGCGCGTGCGTGAGTGAATTGCTGCCAGATCACCATCTCGGCCTCGTTGCGCAGGATTACTCCATCAGGCAACGGGATGCGGTCAGATACCTCAGCAGCCAGCCGGACAATGTTCGATGAGCTGTTCAAGCCCAAGCTTTGTTTTTTAGCCATTTTCCGTAAGTTTT